TTACTTCTTCGCCTCTGCAACCACTTTGCTACCCACGCCGCGGTTATTGTATTCCCACATGCGGTTGTAGTTAGTGTCATTCAGCTTGCGCTGTATTTCGTCGCTATCGTCAACGCTGCCGGTGTTACCCGCAAACGGACGATTAGAGATCACCGCATCGCCCCACGGTTTAGCCGTGTTAAAACCTTCGTTGATGGCGCTATCACGGATCACCACCTGACCGTTGGTATTGGCATCAACATCCAGCGAGCGGCCCAGTTGTGCCACGCCATCACCGGAAGCATTGAAACGGCTGTTTACGGCGAGGAAACCGTAGTAAATGTTGGACAGCGTAGCCGGTGCAAACACATACGCTTCTTGCTGAGTACGTGAGTTCACCACGCGGAATTCGGTGTTATCGAACACCACTGCGCCGCGACCAGAAACGATATCCACATCCCCTTCAATGTAGCTGTTGGTCACCAGCGTACGCGGCTGACGATTCGTTTCCAGACGGTTCTGCACACCGCTGTTGGTGACAAAGAAGGTGTTCTGACGACCGAGAATGTTAACGTTGTTAATCTGTACCTGGTCACCGTCAGTACGCAGTGCCACCGCCGGATGGTTACCCGCATCTACGCTATCACCCAGCGTGTTTTCGATGGTCAGGTTTTGCAGTTGCAGGCCATTGTTTTGTGACCAGAAGACCGCAGAACACAGAACACCGATACTGTCGCTGCGTTTGCTCTGGCAGCTATCGTACATATACCACGCTGGTTTACCTGGCATATATTTGCCGCGCGGGTTGACGTCGTGACGCCAGTCGGCAGGGCTCATGCCCCCATCAAGGGAAAGCCCAATCTTCACATCAATCGGTTTTTCACCTGTACCGTACAGAGTAATTCCACCTGGAGCAGCAGGGACATACACCGTTCCCTGATACTCACCAGGCATCACGGCAATATACTGGCGCTTGTTGGTGCGCTTGATAATTGCCGCATCTACCGCCGCCTGAATCGTGGTATGCGTTACACCTTGAGTACCCGCCGGGCCGACAACAAAGTCAGGTTGCGCAGGCAGGGTTATCGGGGACGGATTCCACGCTGCAGCACCTGGTGTCAGGGATGCAAAATAGTGTTGAGCATCGAAATTCTGCGCTTCTTTTGCCGACAGAATCGGGCGAGAAGAGGTACCAGGCGCAGTTTGATCAGAAGGACGTTGATCGGGTGGTGTTGAGCTACAGGCGGTCAGCGTCACGCCAAAAGCCAATGCCAGCGCCAGACGGGAAACTGAAAATGTGTTCACAGGTTGCTCCGGGCTATGAAATAGAAAAATGAATCCGTTGAAGTCTGCTTTTTTATACTAAGTTGGCATTATAAAAAAGCATTGCTTATCAATTTGTTGCAACGAACAGGTCACTATCAGTCAAAATAAAATCATTATTTGATTTCAATTTTGTCCCACTCCCTGCCTCTGTCATCACGATACTGTGATGCCATGGTGTCCGACTTATGCCCGAGAAGATGTTGAGCAAACTTATCGCTTATCTGCTTCTCATAGAGTCTTGCAGACAAACTGCGCAACTCGTGAAAGGTAGGCGGATCCCCTTCGAAGGAAAGACCTGATGCTTTTCGTGCGCGCATAAAATACCTTGATACTGTGCCGGATGAAAGCGGTTCACGACGAGTAGATGCAATTATGGTTTCTCCGCCAAGAATCTCTTTGCATTTATCAAGTGTTTCCTTCATTGATATCCCGAGAGCATCAACATGCAATGTTGTAGGGATGGCAATTTTTACGCCTGTTTTGCTTTGTTCGACATAAAGATATCCATCTACGATATCAGACCACTTCATTTCGCATAAATCACCAACTCGCTGCCCGGTAACAACAGCCAGTTCCATTGCAAGTCTGAGCCAACATGGTGATGATTCTGCTGCTTGATAAATTTTCAGGTATTCGTCAGCCGTAAGTCTTGATCTCCTTACCTCTGATTTTGCTGCGCGAGTGGCAGCGACCGGGTTTGTTGTTATATGGCCTTCAGCTATTGCCTCTCGGAATGCATCGCTCAGTGTTGATCTGATTAACTTGGCTGACGCCGCCTTGCCCTCGTCTATGTATCCATTGAGCATTGCCGCAATTTCTTTTGTGGTGATGTCTTCAAGTGGAGCATCAGGCAGCCCCCTCCTTATTGCTTTAATTTTGCTCATGTAATTTATGAGTGTCTTCTGCTTGATTCCTCTGCTGGCGAGGATTTTTTCGTAGCGATCAAGCCATGAATGTAACGTAACAGAATTATCACTGTTGATTCTCGCTGTCAGAGGCTTGTGTTTGTGTCCTGAAAATAACTCAATATTGGCCTGTATTGCTTCAGTGATTGCTATCCTCCTGTCTCGGCCTAAACCAAACTCTTTACCCGTCCTTGGGTCCCTGTAGCAGTAATATCCATTGTTTCTTATATAAAGGTTAGGGGGTAAATCCCGGCGCTCATGACTTCGCCTTCTTCCCATTTCTGATCCTCTTCAAAAGGCTACCTGTTACTGGTCGATTTAAGTCAACCTTTACCGCTGATTCGTGGAACAGATACTCTCTTCCATCCTTAACCGGAGGAGGGAATATCCTGCATTCGCGCACCCATCGACGAACTGTTTCAAGGCTTCTTGGGCGTCGCTGGCGTGCGTTCCACTCCTGAAGTGTCAAGTACATCGCAAAGTCTCCGCAATTACACGCAAGAAAAAGCCGCCATCAGGCGGCTTGGTGTTCTTTCAGTTCTTCAATTCGAATATTGGTTATGTCTGCATGTGCTATCTGCGCCCATATCATCCAGTGGTCATAGCAGTCATTGATGTTCTCTGCTTCGATAACTCTGTTGAATGGTTCTCCATTCCATTCACCTGTGACTCGGAAGTGCATTTATCATCTCCATAAAACAAAACCCGCCGTAGCGAGTTCAGATAAAAGAAATCCTCGTCAGTGCGAGGATGCTGTTCATTGCTGCTATACACTTTTTTGCTCTCAACGTAAGCGGTAGCTCATTCTGTTGGGTTGGTGCAGTTGCTTTTAGGAAATGCTATTTACCCCTTAAACGTCGGCTGAAAGAGCTAAAATCCATGCAAAAAATTTACGCAATTTTGTGTATTATTGTGCAGTAAGTAATGAGCTATTTTCTGCGCAAAAAATGGATGGTAAATTTGTCCGGGGCAGGAAAAATTTTATGGGCGCTAAACATGAAAAAAGATTCGTATCCTTATTTGATTTGCATGACAGTTTTAGGCCTGATCTTTATTTTCCTTTTCTTCTGGTGGCGGGCAGATATTTACAGGGTCACGTTTCTTAATCAGAGTATATCCCACTATTACATTCTGTTTAGCATGGGAATAGCTTTTCTGTTATCTCTGTTTTGGGTTAAGAAGGGGATAGTAAAACAAAGCGGCTGGAAGAGTCTGTCAGCATACCTTAAGGTTTATGCAGGGATGTGCATATTTGCTGGATTTTTTCTGATTATACCCCTTACAACACTAACTTATTTTTTGCCTGGAGAGACATCGTCTTATGTTGCACCGTATCGGTATACTTCCGGTAGTTCAAAAAGTTGTTCTGGAGCTGAGGTGGATGACCCCGATCTACATGAGAATATTCGCATTTGCTATCCGTATGGCAATTATGAGTACGATAATATTATCTATGTTGAAAAGAAAATTAATACATTAGGTGCGGTAGTAACATATGCACAGACCGCGCGTGATGATACTGAATGAGATAGTATATAGCGGGCAAGTTTTAGTTAATTTATCGAGGTAATATAATTTACCTCGACTCGTTTATTCTGGTATTAATATTTCGCTTTACGATCGATTTTTATCTGATGATATCATGCGGTTTTCATATACTGACTTACTGTCTTTTCTCCGTTAGCGATTTTCTCCTGCTCAGCGATGATTTTATCTTTGGCTTCTAGTTAATTTCGCTCACTTCGAACCTCTCTGTTTACTGATAAGTTCCAGATCCTCCTGGCAACTTGCACAAGTCCGACAACCCTGAACGGCCAGGCGTCTTCGCTCATCTATGGGATCGCCACACTCACAACAATGAGTGGCAGATATAGCCTGGTGGTTCAGGCGGCGCATTTTTATTGCTGTGTTGCGCTGTAATTCTTCAATTTCTGATGCTGAATCAATGATGTCTGCCATCTTCCATTAATCCCTGAATTGTTGGTTAATACGCTTGAGGGTGAATGCGAATAATAAAAAAGGAGCCTGTAGCTCCCTGATGATTTTGCTTTTCATGTTCACCGTTCCTTAAAGACGCCGTTTAACATGCCGATTGCCAGACTTAAGTGAGTCGGTGTGAATCCCATCAGCGTTACCGTTTCGCGGTGCTTCTTCAGTACGCTACGGCAAATGTCATCGACGTTTTTATCCGGAAACGGCTGTCTGGCTTTTTTGATTTCAGAATTAGCCTGACGGGCAATACTGCGAAGGGCGTTTTCTTGCTGAGGTGTCATTGAACAAGTCCCATGTCGGCAAGCATAAGCACACAGAATATGAAGCCCGCTGCCAGAAAAATGCATTCAGTGGTTGTCATACCAGGTCTCTCTCATCTGCTTCTGCTTTCGCCACCATCATTTCCAGCTTTTGCGAAAGGGATGTGGCTAACGTATGAAATTCTTCGTCTGTTTCTACTGGTATTGGCACAAACCTGACTCCAATTTGAGCAAGGCTATGTGCCATCTCAATACTCGTTCTTAACTCAACAGGAGATGCTTTGTGCATATCGCCTCCCGTTTATTATTTATCTCCTCAGCCAGCCGCTGGGCTTTCAGCGGATTTCGGATAACAGAAAGGCCGGGAAATACCCAGCCTCGCTTCGTAACGGAGTAGACGAAAGTGATCGTGCCTACGCGGATATTATCGTGAGGATGCTTCATCGCCATTGCTCCCCAAATACAAAACCAATTTCAGCCAGTGCCTCGTCCATTTTTTCGATGAACTCCGGCACCATCTCGTCAAAACCCGCCATGTACTTTTCATCCCGCTCAACCACGACATAATGCAGGCCTTCACGCTTCATACGCGGGTCATAGTTGGCAAAGTACCAGGCATCTTTTCGCGTCACCCACATGCTGTACTGCACCTGGGCCATGTAAGCCGACTTTATGGCCTCGAAACCACCGAGCCTGAACTTCATGAAATCCCGGGAGGTAAACGGGCATTTCAGCTCAAGGCCGTTGCCGTCACTGCATAAACCATCGGGAGAGCAGGCGGTGCGCATACTTTCGTCGCGATAGATGATCGGGGATTCAGTAACATTCACGCCGGAAGTGAATTCAAACAGGGTTCTGGCGTCGTTCTCGTACTGTTTTCCCCAGGCCAGCGCCTTAGCATTAACTTCCGGAGCCACACCGGTGCAAACCTCAGCCAGCAGGGTGAACCGCCCCGGAAATCCTGGAGACTAAACTCCCTGAGAAAGAGGTAAACAGGATGACTAAAAATACTCGTTTTTCCCCCGAAGTCCGTCAGCGGGCGATTCGTATGGTTCTGGAAAGTCAGGATGAATATGACTCACAGTGGGCGGCAATTTGTTCCATTGCCCCAAAGATTGGCTGTACGCCGGAGACTCTGCGTGTCTGGGTTCGCCAGCATGAGCGGGATACCGGGGGCGGTGATGGTGGGCTCACCAGCGCTGAACGTCAGCGTCTGAAAGAGCTGGAACGTGAAAATCGTGAACTGCGCCGCAGTAACGATATCCTTCGCCAGGCTTCCGCTTATTTTGCGAAGGCGGAGTTCGACCGCCTCTGGAAAAAATGATGCCACTGCTGGATAAGCTGCGTGAGCAGTACGGGGTCGGACCGGTATGCAGCGAACTGCATATTGCCCCGTCAACGTATTACCATTGTCAGCAACAGCGACATCATCCGGATAAACGCAGTGCCCGTGCGCAGCACGACGACTGGCTGAAGAGAGAGATACAGCGCGTATACGATGAAAATCATCAGGTGTACGGTGTGCGTAAAGTCTGGCGTCAGTTGTTACGGGAAGGAATCAGGGTGGCCAGATGTACAGTGGCACGTCTCATGGCGGTTATGGGACTTGCCGGTGTTCTCCGGGGTAAAAAGGTCCGTACGACCATCAGCCGGAAAGCCGTTGCCGCAGGCGACCGCGTAAACCGTCAGTTCGTGGCAGAACGACCTGACCAGCTGTGGGTGGCTGATTTTACTTACGTCAGCACATGGCAGGGCTTCGTCTATGTGGCGTTTATCATTGATGTGTTTGCCGGATACATCGTGGGGTGGCGGGTCTCATCGTCTATGGAAACGACATTCGTGCTGGATGCGCTGGAGCAGGCGTTGTGGGCCCGTCGTCCGTCTGGCACCATCCATCACAGCGATAAAGGCTCTCAGTATGTGTCACTGGCCTATACGGAGCGACTAAAAGAAGCCGGATTACTGGCATCAACAGGGAGTACAGGCGACTCGTATGACAACGCGATGGCTGAGAGCATCAATGGTCTTTACAAAGCGGAGGTAATACACCGTAAGAGCTGGAAAAACCGTGCAGAAGTGGAACTGGCCACACTAACGTGGGTGGACTGGTATAACAATCGACGATTGCTGGGAAGGCTGGGCCATACTCCTCCGGCAGAAGCAGAAAAAGCTTATTATGCTTCCATCGGAAACGATGATCTGGCAGCCTGAGTTCACAGATAAAACACTCTCCAGGAAACCCGGGGCGGTTCAGGGTGTGGAAGTAGGACATTTTCATGTCAGGCCACTTCTTTCCTGAGCGGGGCTTTGCTATCACGTTGTGAACTTCTGAAGCGGTGATGACGCCGAGCCGTAATTTGTGCCATGCATCATCCCCCTGTTCGACAGCTCTCACGTCGATCCCGGTACGCTGCAGGATAATGTCCGGTGTCATGCTGCCACCTTCTGCTCAGTGGCTTTCTGTTTCAGGAATCCAAGAGCTTTCACTGCTTCGGCCTGTGTCAGTTCTGACGATGCGCGAATGTCGCGGCGAAATATCTGGGAACAGAGCGGCAATAAGTCGTCATCCCATGTTTTATCCAGGGCGATTAGCAGAGTGTTAATCTCCTGCATGGTTTCATCGTTAACCGGAGTGATGTCGCGTTCCGGCTGGCGTTCTGCAGTGTATGCAGTATTTTCGACAATGCGCTCGGCTTCATCCTTGTCATAGATACCAGCAAATCCGAAGGCCAGACGGGCACACTGAATCATAGCTTTATGCCGTAACATCCGTTTGGGATGCGACTGCCACGGCCCCGTGATTTCTCTGCCTTCGCGGGTTTTGAATGGTTCGCGGCGGCATTCATCCATCCATTCGGTAACGCAGATCGGATGATTACGGTCCTTGCGGTAAATCCGGCATGTACAGGATTCATTGTCCTGCTCAAAGTCCATGCCATCAAACTGCTGGTTTTCATTGATGATGCGGGACCAGCCATCAACGCCCACCACCGGAACGATGCCGTTCTGCTTATCAGGGAAGGCGTAAATTTCTTTCGTCCACGGATTAAGGCCGTACTGGTTGGCGACGATCAACAATGCGATGAACTGCGCATCGCTGGCATGAAAGCGCGATGGGGAGACAGGGCGGCATGAGACGACAGCGACGAAGTTTCACCGACATCATCTGCGAAAACTGCAAATACCTTCCAACGAAACGCTCCAGAAATAAACGCAAGCCAATCCCAAAAGAATCTGACGTAAAAACCTTCAACTACACGGCTCACCTGTGGGATATCCGGTGGCTAAGACATTGTGCGAGGAAAACAAGGTGATTGACCAAAATCGAAGTTACGAACAAGAAAGCGTCGAGCGGGCTTTAACGTGCGCTAACTGCGGTCAGAAGCTGCATGTGCTGGAAGTTCACGTGTGTGAGCACTGCTGCGCAGAGCTGATGAGCGATTCGAATAGCTCGATGCACGAGGAAAAAGATGATGGCTAAACCAGCGCGAAGACGATGTAAAAACGATGAATGTCGGGAATGGTTTCACCCTGCATTCGCTAATCAGTGGTGGTGCTCTCCAGAGTGTGGAACCAAGATAGCACTCGAACGACGAAGCAAAGAACGCGAAAAAGCGGAAAAGGCAGAAAAGGCAGCAGAGAAGAAACGACGACGAGAGGAGCAGAAACAGAAAGATAAACTTAAGATTCAAAAACTCGCCTTAAAGCCCCGCAGTTACTGGATTAAACAAGCCCAACAAGCCGTACACGCCTTCATCAGAGAAAGAGACCGCGACTTACCATGTATCTCGTGCGGAACGCTCACGTCTGCTCAGTGGGATGCCGGACATTACCGGACAACTGCTGCGGCACCTCAACTCCGATTTGATGAACGCAATATTCACAAGCAATGCGTGGTGTGCAACCAGCACAAAAGCGGAAATCTCGTTCCGTATCGCGTCGAACTGATTAGCCGCATCGGGCAGGAAGCAGTAGAGGAAATCGAATCAAACCATAACCGCTATCGCTGGACTGTCGAAGAGTGCAGGGCCATCAAGGCGGAGTATCAACAGAAACTTAAAAAACTGCGAAACAGCAGAAGTGAGGTTGCATGAATATCTACGAAAGAATTGATGGCAGCAAATACCGAAATATTTGGGTAGTTGGCGATCTGCACGGATGCTACACGAACCTGATGAAAAAACTGGAGACGATAGGATTCGACACCAAAAAAGACCTGCTTATCTCGGTGGGCGATTTGGTTGATCGCGGTACAGAGAACGTAGAATGCCTGGAATTAATCACATTCCCCTGGTTCAGAGCTGTACGTGGAAACCATGAGCAAATGATGATTGATGGCTTATCAGAGCGTGGAAACGTCAATCACTGGCTGCTTAATGGCGGTGGCTGGTTCTTTAATCTCGATTACGACAAAGAAATTCTGGCTAAAGCTCTTGCCCATAAAGCAGATGAACTTCCGTTAATCATCGAACTGGTGAGTAAAGGAAAAAAATATGTCATCTGCCACGCCGATTATCCTTGTGATAAATACGAGTTTGGAAAGCCAGTTGATCATCAGCAGGTAATCTGGAACCGCGAACGAATCAGCAACTCACAAGACGGGATCGTGAAAGAAATCAAAGGCGCGGACACGTTCATCTTTGGTCATACGCCAGCAGTGAAACCACTCAAATTTGCCAACCAGATGTATATCGATACTGGCGCAGTGTTCTGCGGAAACCTCACATTGATTCAGGTACAGGGAGAAGGCGCATGAGACTCGAAAGCGTAGCTAAATTTCATTCGCCAAAAAGCCCGATGATGAGCGACTCACTACTGGCCACAGTTTATTGGTTTTCGTAACTGAGTCATTTTATTATTTTATTGCAACTTTTAATCTTTTATAGTGCGAAATAAATGGAGCTGGCATTCATTTCGCACTTTATGTTTTTGTTGGACTTATGTTATTTTGATTGAATTCAATTCAGTTAAAAAAAGAAGGTGATTGCTCCATTTATAAATGAATAGTCATCCCCTGTCTTGAATTCTGATGTTACTTTATTAAATGCTAGTGTGAAGGCTACAGGTGCATACCCAATTGTTGCGCCAACTTGATATTCATCAACAGTTTTGTTTAGCGATACTGTTGTTTGTTTCGTCTGTATTGTTTTTCCTTCGAGAGTATAGTTGCGATTGACATCTCGTCTTTCCATACCTGCAAAAATCTTGTATTTGAATCCGCTTGTATCGGACATATGCATTAAACCACGGGGAGCCAGCAGACCAAAGCCATTATCCGAATTGAAGGTTTTATCATTACCAATGGCAATGGTTGCGCCATATGCTACATATTGAAATAAGTTTCCAGTAACAGCAGAAACTTCAGGGTATAATCCAACATTAGCACCTAAAATATCCATACTTGGTGTCATGGATAGCATCCCTTTTACAGTATAACCGTAGCGATTCTCTATTTGATCATCCCATGCATGATATTTTTCTGCCCCAATAATCTCATGAGCTTTATTTTGTACTTTCTGACCGCCTGCGTCGGGGCCAACAACACCTATGTCAGTACCTAATCGATAGCGAATCCAGTCATTCGCAAGGGAGTTCCATTCAATACCAGTGTGAGTGTATGCACTAAAAGCTCTGTCTCCAGTTACAGCTGTGTTGTGTCTTTTATTACTGCCTGATGGAGAGTAAATATCTTGCGCAATATGGAGAGATAATTGGCTCGAGTCTGAGATATCGTGGCTATATCCCAGAAATAAGCCTTGTGAGTAATCATCTCTGTTTTCATGTTTATTGCCATAAATATCATTAAGTATTGGTTGAAACTTCCCTGCATCATCATTTGCTAATGATAATGCAAGGCTGTTCGCGATAGCTGAACACGTGGTAAATGACAGAGCAATAAAGACGCCAGCGATGACACTTTTTTTCATATGTTATTGTCTTCCTTTTTTTTGAATGGTGCGCGTATTTTACATACATGAGTTTGTAATGCAAGGTGCGTAATCAATATGATGTTTTATAATTGCGTGAGACAATTGATTTATTCGTTTTTTATTGCGGTTTTTATTATCTTTTAATGTAACGGTGTTTTTATTAAGTGTGTTTGCGTGGTGTTTTATGTTTTTTATAATTTTATTTTATTAAATTTAAATGCATTAGTAATGGCTATTCTATATAGCAATATAAGAACTGTTACAAAAAAAGGGGGGGCAATTACAGGTAGTTATGGATGATGAGTGAAACAGATATTGGAGAACCGGGGAATGAATGATGTCTGAGTCTTATATATCAGAACTCCTTCGCTGTCGCTGGGGGCTCCTGTGCTTATGTCGTTTCCCCGATTCGGTTTTGAACGATTACCGAATGTTGAAGAATTATGCCAAAATATAGAAAGGATTTACTGCATGAATACCCAATATTTACAGTATGTTCGTGAGCAACTTATGGCAGCTACTGCTGACTTGAACGGAGCAACGAAAGGCCAGCTCGAAGCCTGGCAGGAGCATGCACAATTTGATACTGGTACATACAAACGAAAGAAGCCGCGCATTCTGGATGTGGTAACTGGCAAGATGATTACGCTGGATAATACGCCGACTTCCGGTAAGCAGTCGTACGCAAAAGGTTCATCCATTGCTTTGGTCAGCCCGGTTGAATTCTCAACCTCTTCATGGCGCCGCGCGGTTTTGTCTCTCGATGAACATCAGAAAGCATGGTTGCTTTGGTGTTACAGCGAAAGCGTTCGATGGGGGCATCAGGTCACCATAACGCAATGGGCATGGAGCGAGTTTAAAGATTTGTTAAGTAACAGAAAAATTGCAGGTAAGACACTGGATCGCCTGAAGACGTTAATCTGGCTGGCTGCACAGGATGTGAAGAGCGAACTTGCAGGGCGTGAGGCCTATGAATACCAGACACTGGCATCATTGGTGGGAGTGACAACAAAAAACTGGTCCGAGACATTTACTGAACGCTGGGTTGCAATGAAGCACATTTTTCTACAGCTTGATAGTGATGCTTTATTGCTTGTGACGAGAACACGTTCAAAACAAAAGGCAGCATTTTTACAGCAAAATATTGCAAAACTGGATTAAAAGCCATATACTTCATGCAAATTTGGTATGTTGTAAAAAATGTATAAACCCGCTGCCGAGTGGGTTTTTTTATGCCCTGAGTTGTACTTGTACGGTAAACATGCTGGCTGCTATGTAATAGAGTTTTTTTAGCCTGTAACCTCTTGACGGCATTGAATTGCTTTTGTTATGAGTTGTAAGCCAATGTTATCATCTTGTATTGGGGTGGTTATGAAGGATGGTGCGCTGCTCAGGAGTTCTTCACTTTTTATTGCCTACATGGGATGCCTTGGATGGGGGAGTGCTTATTTCTATGGATGGGGTACTTCTTTTTACTACGGCTTCCCATGGTGGATTGTAGGTGCAGGTGTTGATGATGTTGCCAGAAGTTTATTTTTTGCAGTTATCGTCATTGCTATATTTCTTATCGGTTGGGGTATTGGTGTTGTATTCTTTTTCGCAGTGAAAAGAAAACATTCTATGCAAGAGCTAAATGTATTTCGCCTTTATTTTGCTGTGGAATTATTGTTTGTGCCGGCAATTATTGAGTTTTCTATATTGAGACAGAAGATTCAGGTACCTCTTTTGCTACTGTCAGCAGCGATTGCGCTGGCGGTTACAATTTCGATAAGATCTTATGGGCGATTTTTATCGGTATCATGCTTCTATGATAAGCCATTTATAAAAAAACATTTTTTTGAGATTGTGATGATTGCTTTTGTGGCATATTTCTGGCTTTTTTCATTTCTGACAGGATATTACAAACCACAGTTTAAGAAAGAATATGAAATGATTAATTATAATGATGGTTGGTATTATGTTCTTGCTCGTTATGATAATTGTCTGGTTTTGTCTACTTCTTTCAATGCAGGTAGTAAAAGGTTTGTCATTTATCAATCAGCACAAGATAAGAATCTTCAGGTTGATATTGTAAGGACCAGAATTTAATTGGCTGCATAAATAATATTTTAAGTTGCAAGTTGGCTATTCGTAGGAATAGAACCTTAGGCATGCTGAATGCGTTTCCTGAACATTGTTTTATAAACTGTGTCTGCTTGCTGTTGTGATCCTGCTTTTAGTGATGGTGATGATGGATTTCACCAGCAGGATAATGTTGGTACTGACTGATGGCGCTCTGGTCTGCGGCATTGTGGTATTGCTGTGGCCGATGATGAAAGAACAGAATGAATAATTCTTGACTTTTTTGTTTACTGTTTATTAAAAAATCAACCGCATGGTGAATCCTCCTTGGAGGGGCTAAATGATCGAGTTTTAAGGGCACGTAGCGAGTTCTGTTTGATCATTGCAGAACTTAGCGGGAGGCGCCATGCGTACATCACTAATGTTATTTCCTTCTATCATTTTCCTTGTGAGTTCTGGCTGCGCATGGCGCGGCCTTTTTTTTATGACCTGCCACTGGCAGATGGTCATCCTGTGATTTGATTCCGGTTCCGGCTTTTTAACTCTGTTCCTGTACACGGGAGAAATTCTATGTCGATTAATCGTTATGATATTGGTTACAAGAAGTACCACGTATTGTGTTGAGATAGAAAGCATGGTGCCAGAGGTAAATGCAGCAGCATAATAAAAAAGAGCCAGCGCAGAAGAGAACGGGTAAAAGAGTCTGCGCTGGCGTGGGGATATTCCCCGTGGAGAAATGATATGTAACACACATCGGGAACCTTTCTATATAAACATTATCATTATTGTCAATCATAACAGTCAGGTATTATGACGTTTATGCATCAGGGCCATCAGGAATTAACTGGTGGCTTTTTATTGTTGTCAGCTTCCGGATAACGGGAGACGGGGTATGTACCAGATGGAAAAAATAACAACAGGTGTGTCATACACCACGTCAGCGGTGGGGACGGGATACTGGCTACTGCAGTTGCTGGACAAAGTCTCCCCATCCCAGTGGGTGGCAATAGGCGTATTGGGTAGCTTGGTGTTTGGCTTGCTGACGTATCTGACAAACCTTTATTTCAAGATTAAAGAAGATAAGCGTAAGGCTGCGAGAGGTGAATAATGTCGCCATCATTACGCAAGGCTGTTGCTGCTGCTATTGGTGGTGGGGCTGCTGCCATAGCGTCTGTGCTCATCACTGGTCCGAGTGGTGACGATGGCCTGGAAGGTGTCAGCTACATACCATACGAAGATATCGTTGGCGTATGGACTGTATGTCACGGACACACCGGAAAAGACATCATTCCCGGTAAAACGTATACCGAAGCAGAATGCAAAGCCCTCCTGAATAAAGACCTTGCCACGGTCGCCAGACAAATTAACCCGTACATCAAAGTCGATATACCGGAAACAACGCGCGGCGCTCTTTACTCGTTCGTTTACAACGTGGGCGCTGGTAATTTCAGAACATCGACGCTTCTTCGCAAAATAAACCAGGGTGATATCAAAGGCGCATGTGATCAGCTACGGCGCTGGACATACGCTGGCGGTAAGCAATGGAAAGGGCTGATGACTCGCCGCGAGATTGAGCGTGAAGTCTGTTTGTGGGGGCAACAATGAGCAGAGTAACCGCGATTATCTCCGCTCTGGTTATCTGCATCATCGTCTGCCAGTCATGGGCGGTTAATCATTACCGTGATAACGCCATCGCCTATAAAGAACAGCGTGATAAAAAAGTCAGTGAGCTGAAGCAGGCGACCGCCACCATTACTGACATGCAGCAGCGCCAGCGTGCTGCTGATGCACTCGATGCTAAATACACGAAGGAGTTAGCTGATGCGAAAGCTAAAAATGATGCTCTTCGGCGCAAGCTTGATAATGGTGGTCGGGTGTTCGTCAAAGGAAAATGCCCTGTGCCATCCTCAGACGAAACCTCCAGCGCCTCCGGCATGGGCAATGATGCCACCGTCGAACTCTCTCCAGTTGCTGGACGAAACGTTCTCGGTATCCGGGACGGAATTATCCGCGACCAAACAGCACTGAGAACGCTTCAGGAATACATCAGGACGCAATGCCTTCGATGATAGCGATAATTTTACTCATCATCCTTCACATCTGGCTCTGTAGACAGGGTGGTGCTCACTTCTGGAGTGAATCATGGTTAAACATCTCATTGCTGATGCTTGATATTGAGCATCTGGCGCGCGGTAAGGGGCTGCGTTGAGATAAGAGCCAGTCATTAAAAATACCTGGATTTAGCCTCGCATTCGCGGGGCTTTTTTATTGCCATTACAAAAGCCACTCCCTACAGAGTGGCTTTGATAATGGCTTATACCCTACACGGGATAACTTAACTGATATCCCTTTTAACGGATAAAGGTATTCAAGCCTGACACATCATGCGCTGTATCGTCGCTGTATTCCCGCATTAACCATGACCGTAGCCCGACGGGGAACTCCTTCTGCGCGAGTGTGCGGGAATAATCAAAAACGATGCACACCGGGTTTTTACCGCGCTAATGATTCGCGGGTTTGTCCCTCATGCTCGCCAGTCCTGTGCGGGGGTGGAAGAAACAGGACACTCACACAGATTCTTGTGGGTCGATGCTATTCCTTTCTGGATTATCCCGATGCCATTCATGCAAGGGCTGTATCAGACGTTCGTCATGGCTTTCAGGCTGACGGCTCCTCCCGGTGGGGTGGCCTGCCACGGGGCGGGAGCGTCGCGGAAAAAGGCTAGTTTTTGCATTTTTATCGGCCACCATCATCTTTGCATCTTATTGATTATTAATGGTTATTTGTTTTTTGTATGTCGAATTGAGTGTTTTTTGTTCGACATCGAACGCGTTTTCTTAAAGTTGTTCGCACGATGCATGTTTAAAGCTCTCCGGAGGAAATATGGATCATGAGTTGAAAAACCTGGTGCTGAATATTAATCAACTGGCGGCTTTATCTGGTCTGCACCGCCAGACTGTCGTGGCAAGACTGAAAAACATTCGTCCCGCTGGTGGACATGACAAACTCAAGCTATACCGGTTGACCGATATTCTGACTGAATTTATGGGGTTACCACCGCCGGTTGCTGAGGGCGAAATGGATCCACATGAACGCAAAGCCTGGTATCAGTCTGAACGTGAGCGTCTTAAGTTCGAACAGGAAACGGCACAACTCATTCCGGCCAGTGATGTCAGACGGGAGTTTGCCATCTGGGCAAAAGCGGTCGTGCAGGTGCTGGAGACATTACCGGATATTCTGGAACGTGACTGTGGTCTGCAGCCTGCCGCTGTGAGCCGTGTTCAGTCCATTATTGATGATCTGCGCGATCAGATAGCCCTGCGGGTGACCGAAGCAGGTGCGGATGATGAGGAGGAATTACAGCAGGAGGAGTAATGCTGAATCAGGAAACCGCAAAGGCAGCACGAACCGATTCAGGTTATATCCTTCGCGCACCGAGACGAATGCGGGTTGCTGATGCCGTTGCTCAGTATATGCGGGTGCCCATGGGGGCCGGGAACTCAGTCCCGTGGGATCCGCTGGTGGCACCGTATGTTATTGAGCCGATGAACTGCCTGGCCTCGCGTGAATACGACGCAGTGATATTTGTTGGCCCGGCACGAACCGGCAAGACTATCGGCCTGATTGACGGCTGGGTGATTTACAACGTGATTTGCGATCCTGCGGATATGCTGATCATTCAGATGACGGAGGAAAAAGCCCGCGAACACTCCAAAAAACGACTCGCCAGAACGTTTCGCGTCAGCCCGGAAGTGGTCAGTCGCCTGAGTCCGAACAAAAATGACAACAACGTTTATGACAGAACATTCCTTGCTGGCAACTACCTGAAAATCGGCTGGCCGTCAGTCAATATCATGTCCTCATCAGATTATAAATGCGTGGCGCTGACGGATTATGACCGTTTTCCGGAAGATATTGATGGCGAGGGGGATGCCTTCTCTCTTGCCTCAAAACGTACCACCACATTTATGTCCAGTGGTATGACGCTGGTGGAGAGTTCCCCCGGCAGGGATGTGAAGGATGTGAAATGGCGACGGACTTCACCGCATGAGGCTACACCAACCACGGGGATACTGTCGCTCTATAACCGTGGCGATCGCCGTCGCTGGTACTGGCCCTGTCCACACTGTGGTGAGTATTTTCAGCCCTGCGGCGATGTGGTTGCTGGTTTCCGTGATATTGCCGATCCCGTGCTGGCAAGTGAGGCGGCTTATATTCAGTGTCCTTCCTGTTCAGGACGGATTATGCCTGAACAAAAACGTGAGCTGAACGGACGTGGGGTCTGGTTGCGGGATGGTGAATCCATCAATGCGGATGGTAGTCGTTATGGTGATCCCCGACGCTCACGTATTGCGTCATTCTGGATGGAGGGTCCGGCAGCTGCTTACCAGACACTCTCGCAACTCGTTTACAAACTGCTTACTGCAGAACAGGAATACGAGACAACCGGAAGTGAAGAAACACTCAAGACGGTTATCAATACCGACTGGGGATTACCTTATCTTCCCCGCGCCAGCATGGAGCAACGAAAAAGTGAACTGCTTGAGCAGCGGGCAGAGCCAGTTCCTTCCAGCAGTGTGCCGGATGGCGTTAATTTCCTTGTGGCGACAGTGGATGTGCAGGCGGGACGTCATCGCCGTTTTGTGGTTCAGGTAACGGGCTATGGCAGCCGTGGCGAACGCTGGATTATTGATCGTTACAACATCACGCAGTCATTGCGCGGTGACAGCGACGGTGAGAGCCAGCGAATTGATCCGGCCAGCTATCCGGAAGACTGGGATGTCCTGCTGACGGATGTTTTTCATAAAAGCTGGCCGCTGGCCTCCGATCCTTCTCAACAAATGCGACTGATGGCAATGGCGGTGGACTCCGGCGGTGAAGACGGGGTCACTGATAATGCCTATAAATTCTGGCGTCGTTGCCGTCGTGATGGCCTTGGTAAACGTATTTACCTGTTTAAGGGCGACAGCATCCGGCGCGCAAAACTGATCACCCGTACATTCCCTGATAACACCGGACGAACGGGCCGACGGGCGCAGGCCGCAGGTGATGTGCCGCTCTGGCTTCTTCAGACGGATGCACTGAAAGACCGGGTGAATAACGCGTTATGGCGTGACTCTCCAGGTCCCGGCTATGTGCATTTCCCTGACTGGCTGGGGAGCTGGTTTTACGACGAACTGACGTATGAAGAGCGGAGTAGTGACGGGAAATGGAGTAAGCCGGGTCGCGGTGCCAACGAAGCTTTTGACCTGATGGTGTATGCCGAGGCTCTGGTCATTCTGCATGGATACGAAAAGATCCGCTGGCCGGATGCACCGGGGTGGGCGAGCCGGGAAACCTGGCTGGAGAGTGTCCCGGACAGTACCGAACCGTCACCCTCACCGGAACCGGTATCCACGCCTGTTAAAAAACAAAAACGGAAGAAAACAGTAACTGACGATGTTAACCCCTGGCTGACTTCCGGAGGATGGTTATGAACCAGAATGATATCGAAGCCATGATTCAGCGTTATACGGAAGCTGAAATGGCGGTGCTGGACGGAAAATCCGTCACCTTTAATGGTCAGCAGATGACCATGGAAAACTTATCTGAGATCCGGCAGGGACGGCAGGAGTGGGAGCGCCGCCTTGCGGCTCTGATTACACGACGACGGGGGCATCCCGGGTACCGGCTGGCGAGGTTCTGATGGCAATTCTTGATGATGTGATTGAACCGCCCCGGGTTTCCTGGAGAGTGTTTTATCTGTGAACTCAGGCTGCCAGATCATCGTTTCCGATGGAAGCATAATAAGCTTTTTCTGCTTCTGCCGGAGGAGTATGGCCCAGCCTTCCCAGCAATCGTCGATTGTTATACCAGTCCACCCACGTTAGTGTGGCCAGTTCCACTTCTGCACGGTTTTTCCAGCTCTTACGGTGTATTACCTCCGCTTTGTAAAGACCATTGATGCTCTCAGCCATCGCGTTGTCATACGAGTCGCCTGTACTCCCTGTTGATGCCAGTAATCCGGCTTCTTTTAGTCGCTCCGTATAGGCCAGTGACACATACTGAGAGCCTTTATCGCTGTGATGGATGGTGCCAGACGGACGACGGGCCCACAACGCCTGCTCCAGCGCATCCAGCACGAATGTCGTTTCCATAGACGATGAGACCCGCCACCCCACGATGTATCCGGCAAACACATCAATGATAAACGCCACATAGACGAAGCCCTGCCATGTGCTGACGTAAGTAAAATCAGCCACCCACAGCTGGTCAGGTCGTTCTGCCACGAACTGACGGTTTACGCGGTCGCCTGCGGCAACGGCTTTCCGGCTGATGGTCGTACGGACCTTTTTACCCCGGAGAACACCGGCAAGTCCCATAACCGCCATGAGACGTGCCACTGTACATCTGGCCACCCTGATTCCTTCCCGTAACAACTGACGCCAGACTTTACGCACACCGTACACCTGATGATTTTCATCGTATACGCGCTGTATCTCTCTCTTCAGCCAGTCGTCGTGCTGCGCACGGGCACTGCGTTTATCCGGATGATGTCGCTGTTGCTGACAATGGTAATACGTTGACGGGGCAATATGCAGTTCGCTGCATACCGGTCCGACCCCGTACTGCTCACGCAGCTTATCCAGCAGTGGCATCATTTTTTCCAGAGGCGGTCGAACTCCGCCTTCGCAAAATAAGCGGAAGCCTGGCGAAGGATATCGTTACTGCGGCGCAGTTCACGATTTTCACGTTCCAGCTCTTTCAGACGCTGACGTTCAGCGCTGGTGAGCCCACCATCACCGCCCCCGGTATCCCGCTCATGCTGGCGAACCCAGACACGCAGAGTCTCCGGCGTACAGCCAATCTTTGGGGCAATGGAACAAATTGCCGCCCACTGTGAGTCATATTCATCCTGACTTTCCAGAACCATACGAATCGCCCGCTGACGGACTTCGGGGGAAAAACGAGTATTTTTAGTCATCCTGTTTACCTCTTTCTCAGGGAGTTTAGTCTCCAGGATTTCCGGGGCGGTTCAGTTTGTGCAGCAATTTTGTCCGCAGCCATTTGTCTGGCCGTATCCGGTGTGCCTGCATGGGCGTCTGAGCATCAGTCCACGCTGAGCGCAGGATATCTTCATGCCAGTACGGACGCTCCCGGCAGCGATGATCTGAACGGGATTAACGTGAAATACCGTTATGAGTTTACGGACACACTGGGGCTGATTACGTCCTTCAGTTATGCCAACGCCGAAGATGAGCAAAAAACGCATTACAGCGATACCCGCTGGCATGAGGATTACGTGCGTAACCGCTGGTTCAGCGTGATGGCAGGGCCGTCTGTGCGTGTGAATGAATGGTTCAGTGCGTATGCGATGGCGGGTGTGGCTTACAGCCGTGTGTCGACTTTTTCCGGGGATTATTTCCGCGTAACTGACAACAAGAGGAAAACGCACGACGTGCTGACCGGAAGTGATGACGCTCGCTACAGCAACACATCTCTGGCGTGGGGGGCTGGCGTGCAGTTTAACCCGACCGAATCAGTGGCCGTTGATGTCGCTTATGAAGGCTCCGGCAGCGGTGACTGGCGCACTGACGGTTTCATCGTGGGTGTCGGTTATAAATTTTGATTAGTAACACAGCGTTATGACAGCCCGCCGGTTCAGGCGGGCTTTTTTGTGGAGTGGGTATGGCAGCAGTACAAATATCAGGCGTGCTGAAAGATGGTGCGGGAAAACCAATACAGAACTGCACCATTCAACTGAAAGCCAGACGTAACAGCACCACGGTGGTGGTGAACACGGTGGCCTCTGAAAATCCGGATGAGGCAGGGCGTTACAGCATGGACGTCGAGTATGGTCAGTACAGCGTCACTCTGTTGGTGGAGGGATTCCCGCCATCACATGCCGGGACCATCTCCGTGTATGAAGATTCTCAACCGGGTACGCTGAATGATTTTCTCGGTGCCATGACGGAGGATGATGCCCGTCCGGAGGCACTGCGTCGTTTTGAACAGATGGTGGAAGAAGCAGCGCGTCACGCAGAGGAGGCGAAGAAGAATGCCGGAGAAGCAGAGACGTCCGCGAGGAATGCCGGCATATCAGCCAGTAAGGCGGAAGCGAGCGCCGCAAATGCTGATACTTCAGCAGAGGATGCATCGGAGTCAGCCCGGCAGGCGGCAGAAAGTGCAGCCTCTGCAAAGAAGTCAGAGGAAGCGTCCTCGTCCTCAGCCTCTGAGGCCGCTCAAAAAGCCAGTGAGTCATTACAAAGTGCAACAGATGCCGAGTTGTCAAAAAAGACGGCAGAAAGTGCAGCCGGTAATGCAGCCAGGGATGCAACGACCGCAACAGAAAAAGCCCGGGAATCAGCAGAAAGCGCACAGTCAGCGGAACAAAGCAGAATAGCGGCGGAAGACGCCGTAAACAGAATTCCCACCGTGGTGGGGCCTCCCGGACCAAAGGGGGAACCGGGTCCCGCGGGTCCTCAGGGGCCGAAGGGAGATAAAGGAGAGCGTGGAGACACCGGTCCGGCAGGGGCAACCGGTGAACGGGGACCGGGAGGAGATACAGGTCCGGCAGGTCCACAGGGGCCAAAGGGAGATACCGGGGCAACAGGTCCGGCAGGACCGCAGGGACCGAAAGGGGAAACAGGTGCGGCTGGCCCGGTGGGGGCTACCGGACCTCAGGGGGCGAAGGGCGACCCGGGGGAGACACAAATCCGTTTTCGTCTGGGGCCGGCGAGCATTATTGAGACAAACAGCTATGGCTGGTTCCCGGGTACAGATGGTGCGCTCATCACCGGACTGACCTTTCTTGACCCCAAAGATGCCACACAGGTTCAGGGGATGTTTCAGCATTTGCAGGTCAGATTTGGTGACGGGCCATGGCAGGATGTTAAGGGACTGGATGAAGTGGGCAGTGATACAGGCAGAACTGGAGAATGACATGAATATTTTGAGAAAGCTTATGCAGAGTCTGTGCGGTTGCGGAAAGCATGATGACTGTGAAAACGGACGGTCACTTACAGCACAATTGCGACTGGGACCGGCAGACATTCTGGAGTCAGATGAGAATGGCATTATTCCGGAGCAGGACAGGGTAATCACACAGGTGGTGATACTGGATGCAGATAAAAAGCAGATACAGTGTGTGGTAAGACCGCTGCAAATCCTGCGTGCTGACGGGACGTGGGAAAATATTGGCGGGATGAAGTAACCCGACAGCTTCACAAAACCGGAGTCCGGCTCCGGTTTTTGTTGTCATGTCCGGTGGATGTTTGTTAGGAAAGCAAAGATGGCAAAACTGCTGGAGGTTTTGTGGTTGAGTATGCCAATATAATTAATAGATTAAAGAGTTAGTTGTGAAGAAAATATGGATAAACAGGACGACGAATGCTTTCACCGATAAGGACAACTTTCCATAACTCAGTAAATATAGTGCAGAGTTCACCCTGTCAAACGGTTTCTTTTGCAGGAAAGGAATATGAGTTAAAGGTCATTGATGAAAAAACGCCTATTCTTTTTCAGTGGTTTGAACCTAATCCTGAACGATATAAGAAAGATGAGGTTCCAATAGTTAATACTAAGCAGCATCCCTATTTAGATAATGTCACAAATGCGGCAAGGATAGAGAGTGATCGTATGATAGGTATTTTTGTTGATGGCGATTTTTCAGTCAACCAAAAGACTGCTTTTTCAAAATTGGAACGAGATTTTGAAAATGTAATGATAATCTATCGGGAAGATGTTGACTTCAGTATGTATGACAGAAAACTATCAGATATTTATCATGATATTATATGTGAACAAAGGTTACGAACTGAAGACAAAAGAGATGAATACTTGTTGAATCTGTTAGAGAAAGAGCTGAGGGAAATTTCAAAGGCGCAGGATTCTTTGATTTCTATGTATGCAAAGAAAAGAAATCATGCATGGTTTGATTTCTTCAGAAATTTAGCCTTATTAAAAGCAGGAGAGATATTCAGGTGCACATATAATACAAAGAATCACGGTATTTCATTCGGGGAGGGGTGTATCTATCTTGATATGGATATGATACTTACAGGTAAGCTTGGTACAATATATGCTCCTGATGGAATTTCAATGCATGTGGATCGTCGTAATGATAGTGTAAATATTGAAAATAGTGCAATAATTGTTAACCGTAGTAATCATCCTGCTCTACTTGAGGGACTTTCTTTTATGCATAGTAAAGTAGATGCTCATCCATATTATGATGGTTTGGGGAAAGGAGTTAAGAAATATTTTAATTTTACACCATTACATAATTATAATCATTTTTGTGACTTTATTGAGTTTAACCACCCTAATATAATCATGAACACAAGTCAGTATACATGCAGTTCATGGTAAATGAATTTGATATAGTTTATTTTGTTGTAATAAATGATTTGCAGGGTATTAGATATAAACATGAAAATTCCCTCATTACAGTCCAACTTCAACTTTTCCGCCCCGGCAGGATACTCTGCTCCCATTGCTCCTAATCGTGCTGAAAATGCCTATGCGGATTACGTTTTGGATATAGGTAAGCGAATACCACTTTCCGCAGCAGATTTAAGCAACGTATACGAAAGTGTAATACGCGCCGTCCATGACAGCCGTAGCAGGCTTATCGATCAGCATACAGTCGATATGATCGGCAACACTGTACTTGATGCTTTGAGCCGATCACAGACATTTCGTGATGCCGTAAGCTATGGCATTCATAATGAGAAGGTACACATTGGTTGCATTAAATACAGAAACGAATACGAGCTTAACGAAGAATCTTCTGTCAAAATTGATGATATTCAATCACTAACCTGTAACGAATTATATGAATATGATGTCGGGCAAGAGCCAATTTTCCCCATTTGCGAAGCAGGAGAAAACGATAACGAAGAGCCTTATGTCAGTTTTAGTGTTGCGCCAGATACTGACTCTTATGAGATGCCATCGTGGCAGGAAGGACTGATTCACGAGATTATTCATCATGTTACTGGATCTAGCGATCCATCTGGAGATAGTAATATAGAGTTAGGACCCACCGAGATTCTCGCACGTCGTGTCGCTCAAGAACTGGGATGGAGTGTTCCCGACTTCAAAGGATATGCAGAGCCAGAACGTGAAGCTCATCTTAGGCTACGTAACCTGAATGCCCTTCGACAGGCTGCCATGAGGCATGAAGAGAATGAGAGGGCTTTCTTCGAAAGGCTGGGTACGATCAGTGACCGATATGAGGCGAGTCCTGATTTCACAGAGTATTCCGCTGTGTCTAACATAGGATACGGATTTATCCAGCAACATGATTTTCCTGGATTGGCTATCAACGATAATTTACAGGATGCAAATCAGATCCAACTGTATCATGGCGCCCCTTATATTTTTACATTTGGGGATGTGGACAAACACAATCAGCAATGATTCGTCTTTGCAGTGACATAAGGTTACTATTCATACATTTTAACGGAGTTGATGATGGGTAATCGTGCAACATTGTATGTAAAGGCAATTCCCCTAATTTTACTGTAGTAAGTGAACATGGCCGGAACGAGACTATCAGCATCATCGGCTTCGGCCCAGTAAAAAGAGGCTCGGAAAAATGCACAATAGGCATCACACGTCATGCATGGATTCAAATTGTACATAATTCAACAGTACAGCTATAAATCGTAAAGAAACTGCAGTACGTTGTGCACAGAAAAGTACCGTGATTCACTATTGTACAGGTCCATTGCAGCAACAATATTTTGTGAATTTTGCGTGAGAGAAAGAAAAGGAATAATTTGTATATAAACAATTGATTAATCAATTGCTGGAAAATAAATAAAACTGATAATTAAAGGCTTAAAGCTTGTATTAAATCATATTTAAAATTTTTTGTTTTAAATGCAGCGTGTTATTGTGTTTTTTTTAATCTATCGGTCTGGTACTTGTAATCAGTGAGTATATCGCACCACTTCAGGATGCTGCAGATTTAGATATTGCGACGGATGAGCAGACATCGTTACTGGCGGCATGGAAGCAGTATCGTATGCCGCTCAATCATGTTGATACGTCTGTATCTCCAGATATCGAGTGACCGGTAATACCTGCGTTATAGTTCGTAAACGTTCGTTTGATGGGATGCTGGAAGGATGAATTAGTTGCCAGATACAAAAAGCAAGAGTTCATTTCTAATTTTTGTTGCCATGTTAGGGGGATGTTTGTTAAGGAAATTTAGATGGGTTTATTTTGAAGGTTGAAATGTATGTTATCGCCATATTCTGTAAATTTGGGATGTTCATGGAATTCTTTAACCAGAAACCTGACTTCGCCTGATAATCGTGTTTTATCCTCTGTAAGGGATGCTGCCGTTCATTCTGATAATGGGGCGCAAGTAAAGGTTGGCAACAGAACATATCGTGTTGTTGCCACCGATAATAAGTTTTGCGTTACAAGAGAAAGTCATAGTGGTTGTTTTACTAATCTGTTGCACAGGCTGGGATGGCCTAAGGGGGAGATTAGCAGGAAAATTGAGGTCATGCTGAATGCATCACCAGTGAGCGCTGCTATGGAAAGAGGCATTGTTCATTCGAACAGACCTGATTTACCTCCTGTTGATTATGCACCGCCAGAGTTACCGAGTGTGGACTATAACAGGTTGTCAGTACCTGGTAATGTTATTGGCAAAGGGGGGAACGCTGTAGTATATGAAGATGCTGAGGATGCAACAAAAGTCCTGAAGATGTTTACTACATCTCAAAGCAATGAAGAGGTGACAAGCGAAGTTCGTTGCTTCAACCAATATTATGGTGCCGGGAGTGCAGAAAAAATATATGGCAATAATGGTGATATTATTGGTATTAGAATGGATAAAATAAATGGAGAATCGCTTTTAAATATTTCGTCCTTGCCAGCACAGGCTGAGCATGCTATTTACGATATGTTTGATAGACTGGAGCAAAAAGGAATTCTTTTTGTCGATACAACAGAGACAAATGTCTTATATGACCGCGCGAAGAATGAGTTTAATCCAATAGATATATCATCTTATAATGTTTCCGACCGTTCATGGAGTGAAAGTCAAATAATGCAATCTTATCATGGCGGAAAGCAAGATCTTATTAGTGTGGTATTAAGTAAAATTTAG